AATAACTGATCTTCCAGAAACTGGACAGTCATATCTTTGAGTCTGTTTGTAGACGTATCCATTCTTTGATACTCTTTTACTTAGCTTTTTCATTTTACGATCTTTTATGTATGTAGATAAAGATAACCACACATCATCTATTCAGCAAACCAAATCGCTGAATTTTTTTCGTGCTCTCTAAATTCACATGAGATTAGCTTAGCACGTCCCATAGTTTCAGCAGTACACCATTCTGCAAATCTGGTTCCAATGTATTCTGCAAACTTTTCACAACCTACACCGTCAATCGTTCTTAACTGAATCATTCCTTTGTCGCTCATCGCCTGAAACGTTTCAAGTTCTGGATCATCTTCAGCAACTACCATTGTGTGATCTAGTAGCCATGAAAGGTATTGTTTTGGTGGTAAGAAAACATCTTTTGTAGTTTCTATTCCTATTTTCGATCTCTTGAATCCTCCAAAATCAACTACCCAGTTTCGATTATCTAATTCTCCCTTAAAAATAAATTTCACACTGACTCCATACCCATGTATGAATGAACAGTGAGTGTCTTTTGCTCTCCATTGACGAAAGCATGTACTGAATCCGTCAATTACTTTTGTTGATCTAAAATTTCCCATTTGTTTAGTTTTTACAGTATTCTTGAAATGTGTTTAATTAAGTACGGCTTTTGAGCTGCCTCTCCTTTCACTTTGACGATTACTACATTTTTGTTATAGTCTATCACATCAGTATGGTCGAAGAAAATTGCTGAGATGTCTGAGTTGTCGACGATAGTTCCTACAGAAACCTTGCCTTCACCTTCATCAAGCTTAACCTCAGCTTCTTTAGCAAAATAGTTTATGACGTCCCACTTTCTAAACTCCACGATCTCACTTTCGTTTCTGTAAAGAAAGTTTGGCAGTCCGTATTTGGTATACGTCTTTTCATATATGCGAGACTTCTCTTCGCTATTGGTGAAGATAGTAGGTAATTCATTTCTTTGAGCAATATCTTCAATCTTCTGCCTCTTCCACTTCATCGTTCTTTCGTAAAATCTTTTATCTTTTACGATTGGATAGATTTTCTTTCTCAGTTCGGCATTTATGTACTCTGTTTGTAAGCTCTCTAGATATTGAAATAGAGTTTGATTTCGAGTTTTTCTTTCGCTCATTTTTTTTACGATTTATTTTAAATTAAATTTTTGCACTCTCATAACATCGAAAGTTCCTGGAGTCTCTGCATTTTTAAGTACCTCTAAAAGTTCTTTTCTATCAACGTCTCCTGGATCGTTTGAATGTAAATATCCCACTTTCACATTATTAAACCACAATTTAAGTTGATATGAATATTGTTTTGACGCATCGACAGCATCAGGATCGTATAGAACGACTATTTGCTCTACTCCTTTTTTCCATAATTTAAAGATTTGCTCTTCTGAAATCTTTTTTCCAAAACTACAACAGCATTTAGTTTTCTCATTTAGATTAAGTCTTAGCAATTTGTCTACGTTAGCCTTGTCCGTTACTCCTTCGACCAAAATCACTCTTTTAGTTACTTCACTAACAATTTCGTCTATTCCGAATAAAAGTTTTCCAAAATCAACACCTCCTTCATTTTTATACCTCAACACTAACCTTCCTAAATCTTCTTGCTGTTTGATTTTTTCTTTACTCCACGTAAGCCTAGCCACGTATCCTTTATTCTCTCTGTCTTCTTCTATTAGAAAAATCACGTAATCCTTTAAAGGATCGTACATTTTAGTTCTTCCAACATTATATGTTTGATATTGCCATGGCTTGAATCCTCTTCCATTTAAGTACGGATCGCTATCGACTCTACGATATCCGAACGGCTTATGTTTTGTAGGAACCTCATCGTCAATGTCTACCTCTTCTGAAATAAAGGTTAGTTGCTCTAACTTGTCTTTTTCTCCAATAAACTCTCCGTCACTTATTAAGTGAAGAAGGCCTACCTCTTTCAATAGCTTGAACTCACTACCTTTTTCTTGACACGATCCGTGAAAGCAATTGAACGAGACGTGATTCCTATACTTCCCTCTCTCATAGTTCAACTTTATTCCGAACTTATCGCTCCTATTACAGAACGGACACGTTCCTCCATAAATCCATCCTTTTGGAGATTTGTTTCTGAGATTGAGATTGAATGCTTCAGCTACCTTTTGCATTCTGTGAGTCATATCATTCATACTCTCCAAAAGTTTTTACAGTTCGCTTGTGGTCGTAGAATCTTTCTACATTGAAATTAGTTACTATTGACATTGCTCTATCTTCGGCTCCATACTTTCTCAACTTATCCGCATAAAGTCTCATAATGTTATTTTGCTCCTCAGTAGTTGTTCTGTTTAATGTAAATAAATATGAAAACGGTTGAAGTAGTTTTTTGTTTTCTGACGTGTTTCCTCTCTTTAAAAAGAATTCTGGATTTTCTTTGTCTGCATCTTTTATATCACTCGATTGTGTAGCTGTTGCTCCTGCACAATCAAATTCTACACATATGTTTTTAAACTTCTTAGCACTTGCACGTTTTGATAGTCTAGTTCCGTCTTGGTTTGAGAAGTATCTTTTACCATCTCCAGGTTCGACCTCGTCTAAATAATCCACTAACAGCAAATCGATTTCACCATACTGATCTTGAATTACTTCACAAAAGGAATGAACGTCTCTCATACTACCACTATCGAACTGCTCAAACGCCTTAATATGAATCTCTCCTCCTTGACTCATCAATACTGATAGTGCATTTTCGATTTTACCAAGCTCTTTGTCACTTAACGCACCCACCTCAACGTCGTGTACAGTTGCTCCCGCAATTGCTGCATCGTAGGCCTCTTCTGCTTCTTTTGCAGTTCCCTCAGCTTGTATGTGAACTACTCTATATCCTCTTCTAGCTGCGCTAAGTCCCATATGTTTCAACATCTTAGACTTTCCTACTCCAGAATCTGCTAGAATTAAAAACGTATCTCCTTTATCGATTCCTCCTCGCAACAGTTTGTCTATTGGAAAGATTCCTGTAGGGACCTTTCTCTTAATCGCTGCTTGAATTTCTTGAACTTGAGCGTTATTAGTTACCCTTTCGTTATGTCTTTTCCCAAAATCTGCAAAGACTCTGTGTCCTTGAGACTTTTCTGTTATCTTAAATTCTTTGAGTTGTTCAGCAACTTCACCCATTAACTCAAACGCTCCATTTTTGTCGTCACGATTGAACTTGTCGTGAAGGTCTGAATACGCCTCTATAAATATTTTGTTTTTGATGAATACCTCAAGCTGTTCGAGAACAGCTTGATCTTCTGGAACGTCTGCCTTCTTGACGTCATTAATTACATCTATGACCTTTGGCCTATTTTCAAATTGTTGAGTTAGCAGTCCTATCGTCAATAACTTTTCCGCACTGTCATAGTACTTCGACATCGCTTGCCAAATTTCTTTGTACTGCTCTGATGGAAGGTAGTTAAATTTCAGATGTGTTTGCGCTATTTCAAATATCTGCTTTTTTCTAAGACAGATTTTGAACAACTCGTTGATAAAGTTGTCTGTAAGTACTTTCATATTAAAATTTACAATCGATTAAATAAATGAAAAGTCGAATTCTTCGAGGTCTCCTTTTGCTGCATTTACTGCATTCCACAATGACATTCCACAGTCGTCATGTTGAGAGACCGACTCCAACTTTCCTGTGTCTTGAATATACGTTATACTGTTGAGTTCTCCAAAATATAGATCGGTCAAGTTTTTTGCTCTTTGGGTTCCGTATGGAAATTTAATTCGTCCAGTCTCGAACAGTACTGCAAGAGAAGGAATTCCTTTATATAGTGATTTCTTGTTTATTGCATTAGTGGTTTTTCCTACAACTGGCAAGTTTGCATCTTCCATCATTTGAATGAAGATTTGTTGCATTCCATTGTCCTCTGCATACATTACGTCTGGTCTAAAGTCGTTGTTTATCTTTTTCAATGCTGCTATCTGCTGTCCGTAATTCGACCCAGCCTTTCTCCAACAATTCAATACATGAAAAATTCCTAACTCATCAACTCCTAATATTGTGAACACACTAAAGTCAGCTCCAATGTTTGATGAAATAGCAAAATCACATCCGACAACAATTTTAGCGAACCTTCTTGCGCTAGAATCTATGTTTGGAGTCACATCTACCGAATCCTGTCCTTTGATTGCATTTCTCAAACTGTCGTAAGGAAAAATCGAAGCGCTGTCCGATATGGGCTTGACTAGTATCTCTCTCGAAAATATTAGCGAACCGAGAATCTGTTTCTTTTCCATTAAGGAATCGAAGGTGTGTCTTTGAGGAAAGAGCAATTTTCCATTTGGAAATATTGCTGGATATTCAAAGACCCTATACTTTCCAGTATCTTTCAGATGTGCATATAGATCTTTTTCAAAAAATGGAGTACCTACAATCAACATCTGCCCTCCAGGAGATAGTGCTGGCAGAATCACAGCACTAAAAGTGTTCCAGTATTTGTCTCGTTGATCTTGACTGTACAAAGACGATTCGTTTAGAAAGTCGTCTAGTACGATATATGTGGGATGATAGCCTCTAATCTTGGATCCTGCAGACTTTATTGCCAATGAAGCTCCGTTCTTACAAACAATCTTCTCTGCTCCCCAACCCTCTCTTTTGGAATCAGGCATCAGTCTATTTCTCAAGATATCGTTCGCTCCAATCTCTTCTTTGATCATAGCCAAAAAGTGACGAGCAAGTCCAAATTCGTTAGTGATCAAAAGACCCTCTCTTGCCATTTGAAACTCTTTCGGTGTTGGATTTAGATGAGTTCCTTTGCGCTTATATCTGTACATCTGCCACAGAGGATATGCAAAGCTAAAGTGGTAAGACTTTCCGTGATCACGTGCTGCTAGTACACAAAGCAATCTGTTAATTTGAATTAGGTTTGACCACTCTATGTTATGCCAACCTAAAATAAATTCGGGCAAAACAGATATTATGAAATAGTTTAAGCTCTTACATCGCAAAGTCTCTTCGACTTCGTCAGTAAACTTCTCTAAATATCCAAAAGATCCTGTTTGTAATGTTGAGTGTTTAGATGCAACGACTGCAGCGGTTTCGTCAATTAAAGTATCTATGATTTGATCAATGCTTAGATTCTGACCTCCACTTAATTCACTAATTGCAGCCTCATCTAAGTTTTCAATCATTTCATGTACTATGGAGTACACGTCGTCAAGCTGATTTATTGATAGCGGGACTTGATTGTCTACTGCGACAGGGGATGCTGGTATGTGTGCTTTGTTGTGTTTCTTTGCCATTAAAATTTGAAAGTTGCTCTAGCCCTTTCCTTTACAGTAGCCATCACAGCTTCTCCAGACCGTCCATCCCCTCTCAATAATCTTAGAAAGAATCGAACTAGTTCTGTATTAGCTTCGACATCGTTCATTGCCCTGTGGGCATCTATTAACGGAACTCCAGCGGTTTCACAAGCAGTTCCTAATTTGTGATTCAAAATACTTCCGTCAGCAACCCATTTTAGTCTGGTCACCCATAACGTATCTAATGACCAAGTTTGAAATAGGTCACTGTACTTTATTTTAAATAAAGACAGAAAGTATTCGAAGAAAGGTATATCAAACGCTTCTAAATTGTGTCCTGCAGGAATTAATTTTCCATTACCTCCACGCAATCCTATTTTATGCTTTTTACATAAATCACGAACTGCTCTAGCTACTGTTTTAGGGTCTTCTCCAGCCTCAATCCTTCTCATAGTCAGTCCGTTATAGTCTAACGCTCTTTGATCATACTGAACCATTTCTCCATTAGGCAATTCGTACGGTGCTATGATCGCTTCGTACCTATCTACCTCTTCTAATGTTTCAGAATTGATGATGATGATGGCGATCTCTGCCACTGCATGTTTATCTTTTTTCAGTCCTCCAGTCTCTAGATCCCAGATAGCGATGTTTGCTACTTTCATTTACAATTGTTTATGTGGTTAGTCTTGCTTCAGCTTTCCCTTACTGTCAGGACGAAGTCTTATCAACTTCAATCCAACTTGAGCGTTTTCAATTCTCTCTAAAGTGTTGTTTCCATATTTTTTTGGAAGAAACCCTCTTCTCAAGTATTGTTGAACGTCTCCTAAAGTAAACAGCTCTCCTGTTTCCTTTGATCCAAACTCTTTGTTGAGGTGATCTACTAGCGCTGCAGTAGTGAAATCTGTTTTCTCATTGATATCTATTTTCTTGCTCATAATACGTCTTATAAGAATACACAGTTAGAGTATTCAGTTAGCTTTTTTTTAATTGATTCTACTTCATTGTTTAATTGCTTTTCGGAGTAGTATTCTACGATGACGTTTGTTTTCTTTACACCTCTTATTGATGTCATGTTTTCGTCAACTCCATTAATGATTAGACAATATAATGATCGCCCATTTTTGTATGACGACTTTGTTTCTATACTAAATAATTGATGTGCTTCAAAGATATGATTTTTTATTTGAATAAATGCTACTTTCGTATCTTTAAATTCTAAAATCTCACTATCTAGGGCACTTAATTCCCCTTTAGACAAATCGACTATATGGTCTAATATTTCTTGATCATCAATAGCTTTCCATCGATCAAGAACTTTAGCTATGTCGCCCTGTCCCTTAACTTGTAAAAGTTCTATCAGTTCTGTAATGATCTGTCCATCAACTGAGCTAATTGGCCTTACTCCTCTACTATCAGAGTCTTGAGCATATTCTGCTGCTGCATATGTTAAATGTCCCTTCATTGATTCATCGTTTTTATTCTTAAATATTCTGGATCAATTTCTCTTAGCGAAAATACGATCGTCCATTTGTCATTAAGCTCTTCCCAATCTCCTGCCTCATACTTTGTATGACAACCTACCACACCATCTCCGTCCATACAGTGAATATGAATATTCCTTGGATCGTCAATTAAGTCAGGTCTTCTACTTCTAGGAGATAAGTGACTAAAGCTTAGCCTCTGATGCGTTCCACAACCTTCACACTCCATTCCTCTTTCTTCACCAATCTGCTCACACACTTTCTTGTAAGATGTATTTGTATCCTTCTTCTTTTTGGACAGCCCCAACCTCTTTTTGCCTGGAGAAAGTCCTTTGTTTGATGTGAGAGATTTGGCAGCGAGCTTTCGTTGAACGACCCTCTCTTCTCCGCTGTTATGATCCAGCCTCTCTCTATTTTTTTCTTGACAAAGACTGTGTCTTTTGTTAACAATCAACCTTTTCTCTCCACAATCACACTTTGCACATCGCTTCACTTCTCTACTACCTATCATATCCTCTATCGATATATATTCCTAAATAATTTTTCTTCAACAATTTTTTACATACGTCTCTAACTCTACATGTCGTACATGAAGGACTTCTATGGTTAAATAGCGTAGTTCCTTCAATGCAATTTCTTAGCCCTTCGTCTTGATTTAAGTGTCTTTGCTTCTCCATCTCTTCTTGTGGATCAAGCTCTGAAAAGTTTTTCAGCTTCTTGATTTGATATTGAGATATCATTGAAGGTTCGATTTGATATTGGCTAAGATTGAGTTCTGCATTGTACCAAGAAAAATTTACACTTCTCTCAAAATACCTTTTTAGTGAAGACTTTCCGAACACTCTCTTTAAAGTAATTTTGTCTCCAAACGAAACTTGTTTAGAGCTCCAGTAATCAAATTGAAATATTAGGTATCTGTAGATGTCCTTTACTCCAATCGATTGTAGCCCTATCTTTTTATGTAATTCAATCAAAAAGTCTGTAACGATAACGTCTCCAGACTTTGTATAATTATCTATCGAATCCTCTAGGCTATAAAACTTTACAACAAAGTCGCTATATAATTGATAAACCACTGTCCTAATCTTCATTTCATAAATATAGAACAAATATCTTTTGATTACAAATAATCTATGGTTATTTCTAAAGATTCTAAAGTTTCTTGAACTGACGACTGTCCTTGTTCTTGTGAAAGCATTATTGGTGAAGTTCCTACGTTAGGCTCCTCCACCTTTCCTGATTGAGTTTGCTTTATTGTTAAAGTGGTTCCTTGAACAGTGACTGTTGCTTCACCTCTTTCTTCAACAATTGACTGAAGAACTGTGAGAGTTTTTTGAGCAACTTGCTCTTCGGTGTCAGTTGACGAAACCTTAACTCGAATGCCCTCTCTGTCAGCTACTTGTACTACTGAAGGATTACTCTCATCATCATACCATACATAAACTCTACTATCTACTGTATTAAACGTCCAGTAGGTTCCTATTACGTCACTATCTTGAATTGAAACTTCGATTTCTTGATTTACGTCTTCAGTGTTGAATTCTGCTATCATTTTCTCACAACTCAATATCTGTGATCCTTTGAATTTGTTAATTGATCGCTCAATCCATATTCCTATAAACTGTTGAGGTTCGATACTAAATCTTAACGCATTTGCTTCACCTCTATTGTCTGCAAATGATCCGCTTACAGGCTTGTTGTATATACTTGCTATCTTTTCCACATACAAGCCTTCACAATCATCCGTTGCTGGTGCAACCAATCCCATCTTAAAGCTAGATACTGGATCCTTTGATAAATTGGAGTAGTATAGCGTTATCGCTTTACTTGACTCTGTTTCATTTTTTAAAGCAACAATTCTGTACTCCTTACTTCCCTCTCTAAGAAGTTTCTGTGAAATAGATCCGAAAATTGATGCAACTCCTCCATTTTTAACTGGAGATTTCGAAATGTATCCTCCTAAAGACTGAAGAGGATTTTCTTGCTCTTGTAAGAAGTCTGGAGCTCCTGTATAGTATAGTTTCATCTGTTAAAGTTTCATAATTTTATACATCACTATGTACGGTTGTAGATTGTTGTGCGACTGACCTCCACCTTTATTTTCAATACTCAGTGTATGTTCGTGTTCTCCATTATTGTTCACTTGTATTGGCCTTTGTCTAAAAAGATTAGGTCCTCCGTCAAATCCTCCACTAAGTTCAGCTCCATCATAAGGTCCTACAGCAAATCCATCATGCGAGTGATTTCCTGCTCTATTTGTATTTCCTTCGTGTGAGTGAGTAGGCATTTCGTCTTCCGTTAGTGTGTGTGACTTCTCTCCTCCAGACTCTTTTACTGTATCGAAATCGCTGTCAGAAGATTTTTGTCCTACAGTAACTTTCCCTTGTATGTCTGGAGCATTTTGTCCATTATAGATTGATCCTGGAGCATTTATTTGCTGTCCGTTACACAATACCCATCCGCTTGGAATGTTCGCTATGTCGCCAGAGTAATCCCACACTACTCCTGGAAACACAATGCTATTTAGAAGTTTGAACAACGAATTGTCAGCAACAGTAACTTCAACATCTCCATCAGTTGAAAATTTATTGACTTCACTTCCAGTAATTAAAAAGCCATTGTCATTGAAGCTTTTCTCTCCTAAATAACTGTTTTCTTTGACGTTCCTGAAGCTAGTTATCTGTCTATCGTCAATTAGTCTATATTTAATGTTATAAGTCCCTGGAGGTAGCTGTATCTGTGCAAATCCTGCAAATCCTGGAACAATTTTTTCAAACGTAACGTTCTTACTCTTATTTACCACTCTAAGTTCGATCAATCCTGCTGGACCAATTCTAATTGCTCCGTCACTTAAATAGCTTGACTGATATTCTAGCTCTAATTCAATGTCTCCGTCAATTAGTTGACTTTCTAAAATTTCACAGCTCTGTCCGTTTTCGAAAACAACATATTGTCCTTGAAAATCTCCTGCAGTGAATTCTGAAAAGTCGTCCCAGGAACCTCCTTTGCCATCGAAAATTCTTAATCTTCGTGTAGTCGGATTTACGCTCCAAGAAACGCTTCGAACTCCCCACTCAACTCTTACATCACTCGAATCGACTGCTCCTGCACTAGGTTTGAACTTAACTTCTGTACAGGCTATGTTCTCGCTTTCAAACTCACTAGAGTTAGTTGCCTGCACGTCTTGGGTTAAGAAGTTGAAGATGTTGTCTAGTCTTTTATCTTCAATATTAACAATCGTACCGTTACGCGTTACAGTAGCTAATACAAACTCCTTTCCTTGAATTAGCTCAGATTCTTCTCTAAGTTCTATTTGATATCCGTCTCGAATTAAAGGAAACTTATCTATTGTAGGAATTGCAATTCCTGCAGTAAATGTTCCCACAACACTGTATGCTTGATTGCTTTCTGCAACAAGCTCACTTCCAACAACGTTCAACGTTGCTACGTTATCGTTCTGTACTGCTTGAATTGTATATTCCTTAGTATTGTTTTCTGATAAAGGAAAGACTATTTTCGAAGGAAAGTTTGGCAATCCTCTCAACTTTTTGATAAATTCTGTTTCGACACCCACTATGGTACCATCTTGCTGAATATTTATAGTTCCTTCTTCTAAAACCGTCTCTCTGTAGCTGATTATAACGTTCCTTTCGACTTGATCGTTGGGTACATTGATTATTGCCGTTTGATCTTGATCGATTTGTATTGCGTTAAGCTCTGAGTCTATTGCAATGCCTGCTCTTAAAGTTATGTTTCCAAGTCCTGAGCTTACTATTTCTAAGTTCGTAAACTCATTGTCTTCAAATGGACGCACAACTCCATATGAGGATATCATATGTTTGAACAGTCTTTCATATCCATCTTTTTTAAGAGATTGCTTGAGATGTTCAAGTTCTTGAAGTCCTAAAAAAAGATTGTTTGATATTTTTAAATCCATTATATAAAATTGTTTACAAATCCCATTTTATATGGAATAAGATCGTTTCTGACAGCTTGATTAATGTCTTCTTCATTTAGCTGTAATGAGTTGTTTTTCATCCAAGTTTCAATTAAAGAAGTTCCTCCAACAAATCCTTTTCCGTAGTCAGTATTTAACGGTTTGAATTCAATATTTTTTAGAGATATTTTAGTTGACGGTGCAATATCGGAATTTGTATTATCTAACACAACTTCTGGAGCAAACCTTATCATAGAATTACTCATTTTTAAATTATTACCTACACCCAACGATGTTTTTAGTACTTCAAGATCGTCAATAAATCGTTGCGATGAGTTGAATAAGATCACTCTAACATAGTACCATTGATCTATTTTAGGTAAAGTGATTTTGTTCAATGCGACATTGGACCTCTTTGTTACAGACAGTCCTCCAGTAGTCACTCCTAAATTTAATGGATTGACCACTCGATCTAGTCCGTCAAATCCTAGACCACTTACACTTATTTTTGCTGAAAGATCTGTTGTCTTCACATAGAAAGATAATGCGTATGTTATGTTTGAGCTTACAATCACCTTAAAGTCTTCTGCATTTTGTCCTGGCGTAGATCCTTGCTCGAACAATCCTTCTTCGAATAGCCCTTCTTCGAAAAGTCCCTGTGTCTGTGAAAGAATTCCTCCTACACTTATTCCACTTTTTTGAGAGATCACTGGCGTAATTTCTAGTATTGGAGGCTCTTTCACTGCTGCAGATCCTAGTGATGAAGAAGAGTTCACCAATGTACACGCATCTTCATTTATTAGTGGAAACACTTCTGAAGCTATCTGAGCGTCTTTCGGAATGTTGTAGATTTTAATTAAATCTAGTTGATTGTGAATTGTTCTAAATAAAGGACTGTTTTGATTAACGCTCCACCCACAAGTTTTACTGTTTGATGAGCTGAATAGGAATTCGTCTTGATGTGCATCGTAAGATATTAGTCTCAATAACTCTCCATCAATCTCTTCTGAAGACTGAACCATTCTAATTGTCGATCTCTTCGAGATTTGATTGTGATATCTCTTCATTAACGTCTGCATCGAATCTAATGGCTGATCACTAGATAGGTACATTCCTCTCTGAGTCAAGTATTCAGTCAACAAGCTCTGTTCTTGATCTAAATTTTCAAACTTTCTTGCATATGCGACAAATAATGCAAAGTAGCAGGTTATTGATCTCCAAAAATCGATATAGTCTCTGTCTTCATTATTCAAGTTCCGATTTTGATTTCTCACTAAGCTCTTCGACACAATTCCTGATGCATACACTTTTTCAAGAACATTTGTACACCAACTTAGCACCTCCTGATCGCAGCAACAATTAAAAAATTGTGCAAATATACTGTCACTAAAAGCCTCTCCACAATTAGTGTCGGCTTTGACTGTGTTTAAATTGATCCAACACCACTCAATCTCTCCTCCCTCAGATCCTCTTCTTGTGTACCTATATTCGATATCAAAATCAAATTGAGGCTTGATGTCGATTTGCTGTAAATTTTGATCAGTTAATTCAATCCAATTCCCCCAATTTATCGCATCTGTTGTAAATCTAAATTCTTTCTCAATAAACTTAAACTGATCCTCTCCAGTCACTTTATCAGTAAATCCTTCAATGCCTTCAACGCCAGTAATAGGACCGTCAAGCTTAAACCTAATCGCTTGTCCAGTACTCGATAGTATGTTGTTTACTTCTGTCATAATTAAAAAATGCTACATTGATTTCGTTGAGTGATTTGTCCGTTATTGTTTATCTTTACTAAGAACGATGAAATAATTAGTTGAGTTGCTCCTGGAGGATAAAACTGATTTTCTCCTCCGAAACTTATTCTATACAAGAGATCTTGACCAGGAAATCTGTCAAGCGATCCTGGATAAAACGCTACTCCTCCTACTGTCGTATCTGTTAAATCAACTAGGGTATTTAGTCCTCCACTAGTCGAACAGTCATTGACTAAAAGCACTCCGTCATATCCTTGAGCATTGATGCAAGCATCTGCGCTACCAATTTCTCCATTACTTTCTATTGTAAATAGTTGCTCAATTAGCAATCCATTTACACTTTTAAATCTATAATCGTTTCCACCACCATTGAATTTTGTAGTCAACGAATCTTCTGTGTATAAAATCGTTCCTTCTTCCAAAGTAGCTCCTGACGAATAAAAAAGCTCTGTAAATTGCAGATCTCCAATCGAATCGGTACAATTACCTGGCGCAACTTCGACTGAAGCTGCTGATACTTGAAGTCCACAATTCCTGACTAAAGTAATTTCTCCTTGAGAGTTGATTACAAATTCTTTTGGAATTACAAACGGAATTTGCTTGATTCTGTGAATTTGATTTTGTCCATTTACTCTTTGAGTTAATAGCTCATCTGAATACACTATCGTGTTAAGTTCTACAAAGTCGGTTGCCAAAATCCATGCAGGTGTCCAATTATTTGCAACAACTCTACACCCTCCTACAGCAATTTCTAACGCTATCGTGTCTGGAGCAGGTTGTACTGGCTGCTCTATCGTTGCTGTCACTGTTCCTATGTTGCTAAATTGACCTACACTATCTTCTGCAGACCAACTAAACGCTTCTGTTAGAGGAGCTACGAGTGCCGATTGATATTTCAAATCTGCAACTTGTGCTTGTGTAAATTCATCTCCTTGCGCAACTGGATTGCCTAGATAGATTAGAGATCCAATCTGTGGAAGAGATTCTATTCTCACCGTTTGCATAGGATCGCCTTCAGGATCTACAAACTCATTCTCAAACTGTGCCCACGTAAATGAATATTCTGTTGAGGTCTCTATGGTAAATGATAATCCATTAGAAACTGTAGGTGGCTCATTGACTTCTTCCAATACATTAACTGTCGTAGTGTTAGCGTTACTCCAAGCAGGACTCTCACTATCAGCATCTCTTACTTGAAATATTATTGTAGTATATCCGTATCCTGACTGTCCTATTATAGGAGTGTACTTTAATTCGAATTGACTTAGTGAGGATATTGGTATTGCTTGATTCTGCTGAACTTGAACGCCTTTGAATGTCAATTGACCAACTGCTGGCGGATTGATTATTTTTATTGCGCTCAAACCATCTTCGTCAGGATCTACAGTTCTTTGATTAAAAAAGTCTTGTGAGAATCTGAACGAAGAATTGAACTCTAATGTAATCACAGACCCATTGAACTGTGGCCTGGCGTTTACGTTAATGAACATTTGTGCACTTTCACTAAACTCTTGAGAACCTTCATCGCTAACAGCAAATAAGAAGCTAGTGACTGGAGTTCCGAATGAATTTTGTGTTGGGATGTATCTTATTAGCTGTGCTTGTGAGATTCCAATTATTTGTCCTACAGTTAACGTTTGTCCGTCAAGTCTGAGAATTCCTTGTTCTGGAAGAGACTGTATCTGCAACTGTAATGGCTGATCATTTTGACTATCAACGAATCCTATAAGAAAGTCGTTGACCTTAAAAGTGTAGGATTCATCGTCTATGATTGAAATGCTGTTGTCTTGTACTGATGGTGGTTCGTTTATAATTACGTCAAACGTTATTTTAGAAACCACACTAAACGGATTCGGAGCAATCCCATCGTCATTAATTTGAACTTTGCAGTTAGTGTATTTAATTCCACCACCTCCTTCTGCAGGAGTGAATGACAAGCTCTCTATCTGTGAAAACGAAATCTTTTGACCATTTATTACTGGAATTTGATTTAGCTTTAAGGTTCCTTTATTAGGCACTCTAGTTACAACGACACTTAACGGCAAGTCGCCTTCTACATCTTGATATTTTTCCAAAAAATCTGATGTAGTGAACTGATGGGTAGAATTGCTGTCGATTCTAATTCTAATATCCTCTAAAATTGGAGGTGTATTAGGCAATCCACAATCTTTGTAGTATGTAGTTGCGTTCTTTACCTGACCACTAGGATTAGATACTATGGTCTTAGTCTTTCCTGCAGAGGTTAAATCGGAGACTCCACTCATTATAGTATAGTTTGTTGAAAGCTAAAGTCTATATCGTTCGGATAGAAGATTGGATCTAGCAGTCCTTGATTGTCATTGATTAATTTACCATCGAGATCGAGCATCACAAATCCTCGAACCCTAGGAAACTTTCCTGGCTCAACATACACATCTCTTCTTGGAGAAAAGAATGAATCTGCAACATATTTTATGCTTGGATGTTCTTTGACTATTTGTAACAGAGCATCCCACTCAACTTGCTGTCCTGCCTTCCAGTTTCTTATATCTAAATATTTGCTCATTCTAATTTGTAGGTCTTTTCTAATTGAGTCTGCAGAGGTTGATTGAATCAGCTCCGTTCTAAAGCTAATGTCTATTTCTTGATACTCTACATTTCTCAATTCTACTCCTATACTATTGTTGGTTACTGAATTAAATTCAGTCAAACTTAAATACGGCGCTACGTCTACAGATAATTGACTCAATTCATCTGAATTGAGATCTACTCCGTTCTGCGTTGCTATTGCAAGTACTGTTTGATTTTGATCATTCACCCCATAACTATATACGCTAAGTATGTTTGAGTTGAATTTCAAAAATACTTGAGTGATATACGCTAAGGTTCCTCTAGCACTAATGTTTGCACCGTCCTTAATTCTTAATTTGAATAACGCATCTCCTTCAACATTTCTACCTCCAGTAGCTTCATATTCATTTGTTACAAATAAATGTCCTGTCGGTTGTGGAGTTACTGTATTTATGGTCAGTGCTGCAAGATTAGTTTTCAGTCCCACATCTTGGCTTCGTACTTTTGCGTACACATATCCTTCAGTGCCGACAGTAACATCTTCAATTAGTTCAAACGTCTCTCCGCTTCCGAAGAATGTGTGAGTGTCTACTACATATTCAGTTCCTGGAGTAGCCACTACCCTTAAATAAGTTGATGACTGACTTGCTCCAAATCTAGGCGCAATCCCATTCTTTTCTGCAACTTGATCTAAGTGTTTCCCGAAAGCGCTGTTCGGAAAGGAGTGGCTTTCAACTAGTGCTATGTCCTTAGCTGCTTTCTGGCCTATCTTAGCAATACCATACGCAATGCCATTATTAACGCTCTCGTCAGATATTTTAGTTATCTTATCTGTTTTGTTTAATAAGATCTCAACGTATATCTGTTTGAGTTCGTTTATTGTCGAAATTCTAGTTATCATAGTTGCGTTGTTTGTTCTATTTCTTCCCCCAATCTAGTCTCTACTGAGAAGTCTAATAAAAGTGCTTCTTGCGTATTTTCTATATTGGTTATCCTTAGTGCTTTTAACGTATCATCTCTTCTAAAAGTTGCATAAAACTGTCTAAACAGTACTGGATATGCAATCGCTGCTCTGTTGCTTCCAACAACTAACTCACTTTGAATCCCGTCTTGCGGAAATTCTGGAGTGTTTCCTTGTCTCAAATTTGCTAGAACATTGACGGACTGAGACATCGTTTCTTTATAGCCTAACACCTCAAGTCCTTCTTGGTTGAAGGTCAGCTTTTTATTGAAGTCTAGTCCATATGCTTTTTCACCTACTACATTATCAACAACTGATTGCAGTCTTACTGTCAGTTTGTTTTGATATCCTATTAGTAGTGAATTCCCTCCGTCTGGAGTGTACAATTCTTCTTCTAGGTCATTTCTTAATGCAATAGTCACCCAATCGTTGTCCTTGTCATTGGATCCAGACTTGACAGAAGCATCCTCTAACGTTTCTAACTGTTTTAGTACATAATTTAACTCAACTTGTGGAGTAAAGTTGTTTTTTGAAATTGTAGATCGTAACCACTTAGAGCTGTTTTCAATTGTTGAGAGAGAGACTTCTATGTTAGATAGAAGCTCAACAAGTTCCCAGTAAGCTCCATTATTCATTCTGTCTCTATAATTCTCTATCGTATCATTAATTAGCGAGCTGTGCTTGAGTAAGTTGTTTAGTTTTTCAAAACTAGTTTTATTAGGAACGTCAACGTTTCCCGAATAATATTCTAAAATATTGTTTCTATCAACGTCAATAAAGTCGACGAATTGATTTAGATACTCAGCTAATGGATATCTAGTCAATTTGTGAAATTGTGAGACTATGTCGTTTGGAAGTGCCATTAAAAAATGCTTTGTTTGATGTTCTTAGCTAAAATGTTCGCTCCTTTACTCAACACAGAAATTGATGAGGAGTTCAAAAGAGAAGAGTCTACATCTTGATCGACCTTCAATCTGTCGATTGGTGCAATTGCTGTTAGCGTTAGTGTGTACTTCCACATCATATTCGACGCCTGCTTGTCTTGATGTAACATGATCGATTGACTCTTAACCAAAAAATTATGATTGAGAGTAGGATTGTATAAGTACAGTCTCATTGGACGATTGTACTGATCTAATCCGCTAGACTTTGTTATGATTGCCTCTAATAGCTTTGTGGTTCCGTACCCTGTTTTGAGCTTTGCGTTCAATACAGATGTTTTGATTTCTAATCCACTTTGAATTTTATCGTACACTCCTTTATCTGTAGACAGTTCACTAGTGGAAGGCTTTGTTAGTAGCAATCTAAACTTTTTACCAAACGTTCCTGTAATTGTGTATTTTTTTGGAATGAAGCTTGATGTATCTAGTGCAGTTACTCCACCTAATGTCTTTTTAATGTTGACTAAACTAGTTTCATTATAATCAATTCCCTCAGGATTGACAGGAAAAGTCAAGTAGTCTACAGTGGTTCCTTTAGAATCTGTCAATTCAAGCGTAATTGCATAATATTCAAAGTCATTAGGAAATAGTGCGTTTGCACCCGCCTTTCCTGCGTCTGTTATGAATTTTTGAATTTGCTGTGCTGATTCTAGTGCCATGCGTTATTTTATTTCAATCTCTATCGCGTCTCCTTCTATTAATTCCATCAACTCTCTCATTGATTTTCTAGAAGATGTGATGTCGATGTCTTTATCTTGATCAATGTAAGCTAGGTCTTGACCAATACCAATACATCCAAGTAGGTCATAGTGATAGTTAGCATAATGCACTAATATCTCAGATCTGCCAGGAACGTCTTGAATCCATAGACATTCTCCAAACTTTGGTGAGTAGTGTCTAATTGCAGTGTAAATTCCAATAGGAACGCAACTTATATATTGTTGATTGTTTAGCCATGGCAATTCCATAGAGTCCCACTCCTTCAAGAGACTGTCGGATTGACCTAATAAGTAGAACTTTCCAATTGTCTGAGACTCTTCAGGGCTGTACCGATCTATTACAATTCTCTGACTCATATTATTTTTGCAGTAAATATCCTAATTTAATTCCAAACGATAGTCGCTCCCGTTGATGTATTTACTGCTATCCCTAATCTGAACCATTTGTCAATAATTTCACCAAGTAGAGTACAGCATTGATCAGACGATCCTCCTGACAGACCTACAGGAGCTACTGAAGCTAGTGCTAACGGAATTGTAGGAGGCACTGCTACAAAAGTAGGTCCCATTCCTATCGCTAGTGATATAGCGTATGTAGTAATTGCTTGACTGAGAATAGTTAATCCGTCTACTGTAGGAGAGATTGTGCTCATTATAGCAATCATTTCTGTCCTAGCCTTTGCTGACGACGTTGATTGTGGTACAATTGCCTTTGCGTATACGTCAATTGCCTTTGACCATCTCTCAGCAACTTCGATTGAAGTTTTAGGAAAGCGTTCGAATTGCGGACTTTCTTGATCTGCAATTTTACGAATTTCTTGTATAAGAATCTTTTGATTAAGCATTATTCTAGGGTGACTTTTTTAGATTTCACTTTATCTAGCTCTTGTGCTATTTGACTAAACACTTGCGTATTGATTGGAGTTCCTGACGGTCCTAGCGCTGTTGGCACGGTCAATGATTGAATCGCTTGAATTAGCTTTTCTTGAAGAGTCTTCCATTCTCCCGAAAGCATAGCTTCTTGCTCGGCCTCCTTGCCTAACTGAATTAGCTTTGCTTCTTGCAATATTCCTTCTTGTGTAATCCGGACCGTATTTTCGTGCTGATCGGTGTATGATAAGTTGCCTTCACCATCAATAGTTAAGTGGCTAGGCTTTTCCGATCCTATTTTAATCGATATTTGATTTTCACAAACCACATCTAATTTGTCATCTGTCTCCAGTATCGCAGATCCGTTATTGTATATACTGAACTTTGACTTTCCTACTTCACTAGACGATATCAGCGAGATTCCTCCTTCTACACTCTCGTCGTTTCGACTGTTGATTGTATGAGTCTTTGTATTGAGGTCTGTTATAGTCGATATTCGTCCCTTTCCAGCAATCGTTCTAGAAGTGGTCCACACGTTTTCTTTTTTAAGGAAAATTTTGCCTGGTCCTTGATGTATTCCTGTTAAAGAAATCTGATTCGTGACAGGCTGGCAATTCCAAGAAACTAATGATCCGTACGCTCCTGATTGTTGTGGAAACTGTATTTCTTGAAGTAAGTGTAGAGGCACTCTCACGTCTTTAATTACTTCATTGTATGTACTGACGATCATACACAGTCCTGTCTTGTAGTATCGATTTATATACGTAGATCGGTCCATGTCGTTTGGAATTATTGCAAATCCAAAACCAACTACAGGACTATCCTCTCCAACTCCTACAATCTTTGAGTGTCCTATTTGTCTGTATATCCTTCTAGTCTTCATACTGATACTTTTGTTCAAATTGTCTTTTCTGTAAAAAGAAGTCCATCACATCTACATTTAGAGACATGTTTGCTTTGTAATCAAACTTTTCACTTGCTGATCCTTTAGTCACAACGTCATATATTCCGTCCTTTAGCTTTTCAATATCCACTATATTGAAGTACGATACGTCAATCTGCCTTTCCTGTCCTGATCTGTCCGTTACTGTGACTGGCTTGTTTCTAATGTAAGATTTGACCATCCCTCTCTCAACCGTCAATCTTGTCGTTCGATCAATACTGTCTTTACTTATTGCAATTGAATGATCTACTCCTGTAACATAAAAGAATTCTTTGGTAGGCCTATAATATATCCAATGTCCTTTTTTGATTCTTCGGTCCCCATTAATCGTAATCGTTCCTTGCCTTGTGAATGGTAGATATATGTTGGATTCTACTAGAAACGATAGTAGTTGAGATGCCTGTTCAGCGTACAAGTCTGCTTCTCTCTCGCCTTCTTTGTGATCAAAAAAGTTATAGTTGCTGTAATTGTTTGTCACATCTAGCATTCTGTTTCCAAAAATCTGAGCGTATTCGTCAAAATATATCGCTGGAACGTGTCCTAAATTTACAGCATTGCCAGCAAAATTCCCCTTATCTGTTAGTTTGTACCATGCATAATATTCGTTAGTGAACTGTAAATTTGATGTGTGAATGTCGTCTTCATTGATATTAATTACTCTTGGATAGTTCTCCGAAACAGTAACTACGGCTTCGTCTAGTCCTTGAACAGCAAATGCTGTGTCATTGTTGTCGTCAATTACTATGTCGTTTGTATTCTGTCTTGCATCAACCTCTTTCTGTTTTCTAACCTCTCTCTGAGCGTATCGATTTTTTTGTTGCGTAGTCGCTTGACCTACAGGAGTTTGCTGCTCTTGTTGGAATGAAGAAAAGTCTTCGTCTACTGTATCTAAGTTCCAAACTGCTTGACTGACTGCATCAAATGTAAATGGAGGCTTTCTACAAGTCAAATAGTATTTATCGCCATAGGTGTCACCGAAAAATTCTACAAATTCTTGTTGACAAATTTTTCTAATTATTTGCAACACAGATCCGTTAGGATTTGCAACACTGTCATCAATTACCTTTAAATCTTGAATCGATTGATCGATAAATACTTTGAACAACTGCCAAACTCCTTTAACCTGCTTCTCTACGTTTTTGTCTTCACCTTTTACGGTCTTTGTTGTTTGGGTTTTGTTTGTAAAGTCTTTAAAAATATCATTCGGAACATATCCAATTGAAGCTATTCTGTGAAAAATGAATTCAATCGAGTCTCTAATTGATCTCGGAATGATTGCTGAAATCTCTTTGAACTCTCCTTGAAGAAATCGAGATCCCAACTCTCCTCCATACAAGCTATTTACGTGTCCAATACTGTATGGATTGAAGTAGCTATTGTCGTCTTGAAGCACTTTGAATAAATCTCTCCCTCTAATAGACATCGTTGCATCTGAAGTCGATGCTGTATCTTGTCTAGTTACAATGTCAACTAGTCCAATCATATCGTACCACTTACCACCAACTGAGTTTAAAATATCATTTCCTTCAATCTTTAATTTCTCAAAAGAGATAAAAACTAAATCGTTTTGTTGAATAATTTTCTCGTAATACAGATCGTTTCTAACGTACTCAGAACCTATTGTGTTTGATGTGAAAGCTCTTTCTCTATTTATATGACCTAGAGATACGCTGTCAGACGAATCTTGATCTGAGTAGTGATCGCTGTCGATCTTCTTCCAATAGCTTCTAGAATTTCCTTCTGAATCTTGCTCTTCAATTAGCCTAGTAATTACTGGAGCAAGGTTTATGGTAAAGTTGCCTCCATCGACCATTGTATTCCCTGTATTGCACGATACAATGTCTTTTGTAAGATCAACGAATCCATCATCTCCTCCACTCTCTAAGTACTTAGTTCTTGACCATAACCAAACTGTTAGTTGAGGCCTAATGTCCTTTGCATCTACTCCTCTATTCTTAGATCCTGGCACAAATCCTGGATCGTTTGTCAGTTCTCTAAGGATTGGCGCGAAATACTTTGTGGAGACGGTTTTCGTCACCGTAATGTTGCTTTCATAAGCGCTCTGAATCGTAACAGACTTTACTGGAATGAAAATTGTAGTTCCTTGTACTATTGGATAGTTCGCAGAAGGGCTGTATTCTGTTGAACCTTTATTGTACTTTTTCTTTTCAGTTATTGAGAGGCCTTCATACAGTCTTCGGTGATTAGTTCTTCCCTCATATCTAATCTGCAATAGTTGATTTTTATCTAAAGAGACTTTTTGAAATTCTTCTTGAGATAATAAGTCTTCAATTTGCGCTGGCTGATCTATGTGGTGTATGTATTCTACTGCAGTGAATTGTGTGTTTTCTTGATTCAATAAATTCGCAACTTCTGAGATTGCTATTGAATTGTCGATAGCGTCACAACTTTCTGGACCAAAAAGACTAGTTGGATCTTGAATCAGTCCATTGAAAAACACCTCTAAATGTAAGTGATTCGTCGCTCCTTTGTATTTTACGCTTATGTTCTGAGCAACTCCTATTACTTCGCCTCTAGTAACGGTTTTATTCAGTATTCCTGACACTGATGAAGATATGTATAGTAATTTGCACCTAATTCCGCTGTAACATTCCTCATCTCCTTGAATGTGAAGTGTGTCAAATCTTGAATCGTCTGAATATGCTTTCCCAACTTTTACAATTTTTCCACTGATAGGACTTTTTATCGCTTGTCCAGGAAAAGTGATTATATCCAATCCCTGATGTCCTTGTGGTATATTTATCCACTTGCCATCAATGTTCCTTTTCCTACTACTACCGAACCTCCCAGATCCTGCACTATCGTTTCCTCGAATAGCTTGATTGTTTACTAATTGTCCTAGTACCGATTTCATTTATAGGTCTATTTTTCTATTCATTTCACCAACCAATTTGATTAGTTCTTCAATTTGTTCTCCAACAGGCTCCATTACGTCCTTAAACGATTCTGTGAAATTCAATAGTTCGGCCTGAGCTCCAGAACTGGCACTAGCTGCTCTTTGTTGAATGCTAGGATCTCTAGCATCTCCTTCAGTATTAATTTGATCTAGGCTAGTTTTCCCAGAAATTAAGTCGAAAATATCTTTCTTTCTCATAGATCCTCCAGTCAGTTGATCAAATAGCATTGATTGACTATTAACATCTCCTCCAGTATTCTTGACATAATCAAACATCCCACTAAGATATCCTTTTGAGTTGACACCTTTTTCCATTTCCATTTGAAGCTCAAAAAAGCTTTTGTTTGGATTTTGCCTTCTTAAAACGTCAAATTTTATTGCATTAGATTCTGGAGATCCTCCTTGTGACAGTCCAGAATTTAGTCGGTTTATTGTATCGAACGCATAGTCGTCTCTTTGAAAGTTTCCTCCAAGATTTTGTAGAGACCGCATTAGTCCTAGCGTAGTTGTTCCGTCAACAGTTCCAGATCGCATAAATTGTCCCTCTTGAAATGACGCGAATCCTTGCATAATGTCTTGCATTCTAGCCATATCATTATTGTTCTGGCCAAGAGCTCCTGTTCCGTACATACTGCTGTACACTTTAGAAGCCAATGCTTGAGATCCTGCAACGCCTTCCATCACCCTACTTAATCTATCCAGCGTTCCTACAGTAGACTGATCTACTCCGAATCCTTTTTGAACTTCTAATGATTGAACAGCACTTCTTCCAGCATTTCTACTAGTTCCTAACGCTCTAATTGTACTTGGAATGTTGTTTGATAAGAAATCTTCTCTCGACACTCCTAAGGTGCCTGCTCCGTATCCCCCAAACTCTGTACCTCCAATTCCTTGATCAAGTATTGAATCTATTGATAGTCCAGAAAGAGCTGACATCATTTCTGCTGACTTCTCTCTTTGCGCACGAATATTTAATGCAGCGACACTAGTTCCTATCACTCCAGTTAGAATTCCCAATCCAGTACCCATGATCTCCATGTCATTGGCCTGTTCTAAGACACTGTTGACTGCACCAACTGAATCTCCTGAAGTAGCAACCTTTTTCATTAACGATCCTACATTAAGTCCTGAGAGTCTCGATCTCTTACCGCCAGATCCTCCGCCAGATCCTCCGCCACCTTCTTCAGAAAGCTGATCTGCTAGATCAGTCGCTTCTGGACCTACGTCTGAAGCTAATCTACTTCTTTCAGCACTACTTTGTTCTCTTGTAGAGTTTTTGTTGTCTGAACGAACTTCTTCGTTTGAGGTCAACTTGACTGTATCAATCAGTTCTCTAAGTAAGTCGAGCTGAATTGTGTCTTCTCGAGTACTTCTTTGTAGGTCTGAAATTTGATCTTTGTAGTCGCTACTTAATTTGGATTGATTGGCACCATCCTTTCCTAGTAGATTGTTGTATCTGCTGTCTAGAGACGCTCTAGTACTTTTCTGCTCTAGTCGAGTTTTTTTCTCAAGCAATCGAACTTGTTGTTCGTAATACTTAACTGCTTCTTGAGCACTACTAGAGTTTTGCATCGACTCTCTAATCAAGTCTCTACCTAACTCATTTGCCGATTGACGAAGCTTTGACATAAAGTCACCTACTCCGTTATCTCTTGCATTAAATACTATTTCTCTCCTAGACTGGGACATGCTATACTATTATTTCTGAAGAATCTTCACCTCCTTCAATTCTAGATAAATCTAAACCATCGAACATATCGTTAACCTGATCGTCTGTTGGCTTTTCAATTTCACGCTTTTTTAACCACGCTCCTCGACCTGGAACGTATTTTGTTTTACTTTGTGTACCTATTTCAGTTTTGACTTGTCTGTACAGTAAGTCTTCTTCCCAATCTAATTTCATATCTAGCACCACAGCCCTTCTATGTTCTGGACTGTTCAGTGGGATTCTATACTTCTCTCTCCACCATCTGTCTATCGGATACATCGCGTTCCATCGAGTAATGAATTCTTTTAAGTCACTGGATGAATTGTATGAAGGCTTGACATCTCTTCTTGCCTGATCTATCAACGTTAACGAAGAAACCTCTTGATGTTTTTCAAGAGGCCTTTTCGTCGACGATAGTGCCCGAAATAGTTTATTTATCAGATTTTTCATCAGGAGAGTCTACGTTTTGCTTTTCTACAGATTTCAGCATTTTAGTAAACTCATTATACCACGGAAGAAATTGTTTTTTGTATGCGTTCTTCAACTCTGCCAAGTCGAAAGGATCTAAGTCTTTCCACGTCTCTACCTCTAAGTCTTTAATCACTTGTGGGCACAATACTGAGATATAAGCAAACATGTCTACGTTGTCTAAGTTATACTCAGACCAATACGTTCTGTGATTCAATACGTTTCCGTATTGACCGTTAGTCAATAATGCTTTCATTTCTTCCACATCCCATAACTGTCCTGACGTTGGAGTTTTAATGTTGTACTGATTTCCTTTAACGTTGAACGTTAGGGCTCTTTTTAAGCTTTCCATTTTATACGGTTTTGCAATTAATTTATAAGCTAGATAGAATTGGATCTAGATAAGTGAAGTCCTGGTTATGTCCACTGATTTGTCCTTCAGAAACATCCATTCCTTCTCTATCGATGAATGCTCTAGTTATCGTCGCATGCTCTTTAAGTTTAGCTCTCAACAGTCCTGTTTGAGGATCTGTAAAGTCTGTAACTTTCTTAAAGATCACTATATTAACTCCCTCTTCTTGAAGAAGAATGTTGTCAATAAATCCTTGAACAGAGGTAGCTTTTCTTTTAATTGCATCTGGAATTCCTGTTGTCGAGAAATCTATTTCATAGAATTCTGAAGTTACGGTTCCGTTAAATTCCAATACAGGAACTTCAGAAGCTACAACTTCACCGATGCCACTAACTCTACCTCTTCTGAAGGTTTCTGTGATTCTCAAGTTCTTCATCTTTCCTATGGTGACTCCATTAACTTTAATTAATGCCAATGGAGCTGTCAATACTTTATCTGCCATGATTGTTGATTATATGTTTGGATCTAAAATTAATCCAGTGAAAAATAGTTTATTTACTTCAAAGTTTGGCACAAATGCATAATTAATGCAGTATGCATCTTGATCTATCGTTACAGTCACATCTTGTGATGATAAGATTAGATCGTCTTCTGTTGCCCTTGCAGTCTTGTTTTTCAAGAAACCTCTAACCCACTCTTGAACTACTTCTGGAGAAAGTGTTGCTCTATTAGGTCCTTCGTTTTGGTTTCCTAAAAGTTGAACTTTAGCGTTGATTACTATTTCTTTGTTCAACTGAGCAGCAATTCTCATTAATTGCCAAGAATATGACGTGCCATCCTCATTGACTAAATTGTCATTCTTCTGCAGTGTGTTAACCCCTTGAGTGATGACAGAGGATCCTATTTCATCGTCTAAATAAGTAGTGATCACTCCCGCATCTAGTGCAAGCTCTCTTTCACTGTCCGTCATTTTGTGCAACTCTCCTAAATATCCTAGTCCTTTGAATGTTGGTGGAGTTTGTGGTGGCAATCCTGCAACTCTTCCAATAATGTACGCTGCATGATATCTTGCATTTTTCTTTCTCAATCCAGCAGTTCCAGAAATTCCTCTATCGTAACATCCTCCGTGACAAAGTATCACTTTTTGACTGTTAAATGCTGTTGCAGAAGCGATACTTTGCGATTGGAATGTGTCTTTGTCTTCACCTCCAGCAACTACTAGGAATTTTTCATATCTAGCTTCACTCTCTAAGTGAGATAATATTTTAAAGTTGTTGACTCCTAAAGCGTCTATTCCGCTTTCTAGACTGTAGATGTGAGTATAATCTAGTTTGGTAATTGCATCTAAAACTGCATCCATGTCTGCTGGAGCGCTTGTTTGAGTTCCTCCGCTAAATAAGTTGTTTCCAGCTAGTGACGTTAGATCTCCAGATACGATCTCTCCAGTATTTGAAATTGTGTTGCCTGTTAGCAAAAAGTGATTGTTGAAATCAAAATTCGCTTCAGCCCAGTCGATTATCTCTTGAATCGTTGCTACCTCAGGTGATGTTGCAAGTAATCTTGGTCTAGACTGCTCTTGAGACAGTCCGTTATATGAGCGACCATCTTGTGCGTTTCCTGTAAAAGTTCCTCTCCAGAATCTTAATCTAAATTTGTCAGTACTTAATGTTCCTGCTTCAACGGTTACTGCAAATCCCTTAATTAATTCATCATCGACTTCCACTCCGTTTCCTACAAGGCCTTCATGCTTTGCGGCAAACGTTAATGCTCCGTTCTCTAGTGTCAATTCCAATGTAGCTGCTACAGTAGTTAATGCTCTAATGTAGATTAAGTTACTGACTCCTTGAGATCCAGAGCCAAAAGGTCGAAATAAGGGTCCTACATTGTCCCACAATTCGCCACCTCCTAAAAATTGTCGAACGTCTCTTACATTGTCGAAGGTATAGATTGAATCTTGCCCTTCAGCACTCTCTCCATTAATTCCAGAACCTCCTCCAAACTCATTGCTTGAGTCTGTGTCGATCACTAAAACATTTCCATAAGAAAATGCTAAAGGAGCATTGTTGATTCCAGATTTGATTTCGGCATATGCACCTGGTAGCTTAATTAATTGACCGTTAAAGTTGAACTCTGTTGCCATGTTTATTTGTTGTTATTGGAGCTTTGATTAGTTACTATTGAAGGCTCCTTTTCGATTAAACCAATTTTAATAAATGTATTTGACCACTCTTTGAGTGACGCTTTTTCGTTCGATAGCATTTTGTTTACGTAAAACTTCCCTCTATTAGATATTCCTATCATTGACGAAAACTGCTTTGCTGTTACTTTTTTAATTTTCTTACTCATCTAATTTAATTTTAGGTTGATCTGGACATATGAAGAGATCTACGATTTTCTGTTCACTCCACAATCTAGGAACCTTAACTTCATAAGAGGACGCTATTCCTATCCCCCTCATAAATATGTTTTCTGGCACAAGGTCCGATTTAATTCTGAGTTCTTGACCACTAATTTTTGCATTTTCAAGACCTGATAAGCTTATTGTGTCGAATATGCTAATCAGCCCTGCACGAATTGCGTGATACATTATTAACACCTCTGAATGGTTGTCTGAAGTACATATGATCTGAAATGTTGTGTCAAATCTTCTTTCGTAACTTGGGGTTAGAGAAGTGCTGTCTTCATACATAGATTCTGGCATTCCGCTCTCTCCTACTCCAATCGAGTCTTCTCCATTACTGTCTGCAGGCATTGTTATGTGGACGGTCGGTATTTTAGCTCTTTCTGCATCAAAAAACAGCCTAGTTCTTACACTTCTCGGGTTGTCATTTTTTCTAGTAAACAACGCTACTGCTTGATCGTAGTAATCTTTTTTGTCGTGCACACTTCCCTTAAAGATTCTGTGTAAAAACGTTTTAGTTTCATCAGATTCTTCTGTAAAATTGGTTCCTAAATATTCGACTAGATTGTTCACGATATTGAACAACACTAGCTCTGGTATCATTATTGCCATTACATTCCTAAATTTGCTAAGTAGTTGTCTATTGCTACGTCTACTACTTGTGGGACGTTCATATTGTTTAATGCCTTATCAGCCAACATTCTAGGTTCAAATCCTGGATGAATAAATCTATCTGCATCACTGTTTAAACTTACTCTTCTGAACATTACATACCCAGACCCTTTACTGTTTCTTTGAAGTCCTTCATAAATTGAAGTCACTTTAGTGTTTCTTTCCATTTGAGAAAATCCTCTACTTCTTAGTCTATTTCTCAACGAAGCACTTTTAGGCATGTGATATTGTGATGGAATTTGCTCCATCTTTAAGCTAGATTTTGGCGGTGCCTGTTGAACTTGATTTGAGATCGTTGTTGGCATTACTCCTGCGAACAAAGAGCTTTCTCCAACAGATCCTGCAGTCGCAAATCTAAAAGGTACCGTTATGTAAGGCTTTCCTTTACTGGTATATTTTACCTTAGATGAGTTGAGAAGTCCTGTTTTCATATCATATGAACTAGCTCCCATCTCTAATGCATTGGCTATCCATACTGCAGGATTCAATGACACCACTCCTGTAAATCTACCTCTTTTACTTACTTGAAGAGCGTTTCTATACTGCTCTCTAGTGCTGTTTAAGTTTGTTTTTGCTTGATTGTCCCACTTTCTAGCAAATGCAGCAGTCACTTCGTCGACAACGAACTCAGACATTCCATCAACGTCTTGCTGTGTCATGCTGAACTCTTCTGAAAGAGCTCTAGTGTCTATTTGAAGATCAATCATTTATTAGCACTGTTTGTCTGTATATTTATCTTTGCAATTTTCCTCAAAGCTATTGTCGAGTAAAAAATCTCCATTGAAGCTTTGTTCATCTAACACGTAATGAGCTAGTTTTGCTATTCCTGAGACAGGATAGTTGTTCTTGACATTTTTGCCTGAGATAGACTTTTTACTTGTCATTACATCTCTATTTGTATCTAGTATGTGATACATCGGATTGTGTTCATATCTCAAAGACATTGTAGGATGATCTTGATTGTGCTGACTTTTTAACTCAATCCAATTCCCATCTACAATATCGAAATCCGTTCCTTCTACTGCTCTGAATAAGGGTGTTTGTGATCCTTTAAATAGGAAGCTATAAATTAATTTCTTTATCGGATATATAATCGCTGCTCTAAATACACCGTCACTATGCTCTTTAAAGTGAACTGTTTGTGATGTGGTCACTGTCGCACTTGTCACAGTAATTCTATCCATGTAGGATATTCTTTCTTCGTTTAAACAAGAAATTCTAGTGGTGCCTAATCTTTCCATGCTCCACTCCTTAAACTGTGTGTCTTTGTTCATTGACTGAAGAACCATCCTAGTGGCCTTTCTATTGATAAAGCACCATCCACTACCTCCACAATTCTTGCAGTCTGACAATCCTTGATTGTCAGCAACATTTCTACAAGGACACTTAATTGCTCTATCCAGCAACACGTCATATCCTTTCTGCCAGATAATTGCATCAAAATCGCTCTTAGCTAGATCGACTCTAGCCTTTCCTTGTGTGTTGACTGGAGTGGCTTGAATATAGCTGTTTCCTGATAGATTGTCCATGTTGTAATTTTTTACAGCACTCCGAAAACTATTCCGTCGTACTTCTCTTTTAGATCGACCTTAGCTTGTTTTAGATCCGTCAAGTATCCAGTTATTCTAGCACCGTACCCAGCATTTGTTGCTGATGATGTTGTTGAAATGCTTTGACTGAGTCCATCAATCCCTATTGATTGTGAGGCGATACCTGCACCTAAAATTATGTCTCCTAACTGGTGAAACACGTTAATTGCAGCGAGCTTTCCTACAGCGTCGATGATATCTTCTGGTACATTTTCAAACGATGTACAGTATTTTATTGTCCAATAATTAGGTACCGTTTTTTGACCAAACCATCCTAATTGTGGAGAAATTCCGCTATACACTACACTATTACTTTTTGCAGCACCAGTCGTAGGTATTAGATAAATCGCTCTATGATATCCTCCTTCGTCAGTGGTTCTCTTTGCAGACAGCCATTCTGGTGGAAATTCTATTTGCTGAACGTTGCCTATAAATCCTGTCAATGAATGTGCTTTTATTACAGGAAAGCTAGTTGGTATAAATCCCCAACTCTTATAGTCATTTATGTGATAACTTAGTGACTCTTCAATCACTTGTTTTTTTAACTTTGAATTGATCAGTCCTTCGATAGACTTAGTTGCAGACTGAATGTAAAAGTTAAGAGACTCCTCACTCATTACATTGCCTCCTTGATCAATGATTGGTATGCCAAAGAAATAACGATTCGTCAATTCACTTGGTGAAATTAACGAATCGTTTTTATTTGACCGAACTAGATATTTTAATGTAGCCATTAAATTTGTTCTTAGTGCAATTTCTGGATTACAAATTCGATTAAGGCAGGCTTTCCTTCTTTACCTTTAAATTCTTCTTTTTCAAACTCCTCCTCTTCTATTCCTGCGTCTTTAAGAATTTGACGAATTTCAGACATAGATTTGTGATCTAATGATTGACGTACCTCATCTAACTGATCTTTGCTTTCCTCTTCTACAGATTCTTGGATAGCGTTTTCAACTTTTGGAGTTGAAGCGATGTCTGTTTCTGGTGTGTCTGTTTCTGGTGTGTCTGTTTCTGGTGTGCTCGATCCTTGATCTGACACTAGTGTTAATGATGGAGAGATTTTACATAAGTGATCAGCTACTGACTGCTCTACTTCAGCTACACCTTTCTCGTCAAAGCTAATTTGTCCGAAGGGTGTGCTTCTTGATTTTGCTCTTTCATCAATCTTGTTGGATTTAATAAATGCCATTGTTTACAGTTTTTAAGTTAGATCTAAATATACATAAAATTAAACAATAAAACCCGATCTATTTTAGATCGGGTTTTGAATAGTGTTGATTGGCGATTAAAATTCTCTACCAATATTTATATATCTGACCATTTTACTTGGTGCGTACACGATAGGAGTACCATACAATAGTACCATAAATCTATCGGCTGGACTCAACTTAGCAAGTGGCATTTTCATTAAAGGTGCCAATTGTTTAAATTCAATCACGTCAGTGTCTGCTTGCAATAGTAAACTGTCTTGTGTTCCTGGAAGGTATCTGTTTCTATCTCTTACGATACCTGCAGCTCCACCATCAACTCCGTTAGCAAGAGATCCTCTCTTAACGTCGTTTCCTGTCGCTGGAATTACTATGATAGGAGACATTGGTGTGTTAGCAAATGCTGTTCCTGGATTGACTTTTGATCTAAATATGATGTAAGCGTTTGGTTGATAAGGACCTGCTGTTGCAGCAAATTTGAGATCGACTGAGTCGTCATTGTTTGCAACTGTTACAGTGCCTCCAATTTGAGCGATTGCTGATTCACCATATCTGTTCATTGCAGCTACTCCATAGAAGTAATCTCCTTTCCCATCAGCAAACTTACTTGATCCATCTGAAGTAATTACTGTTGCTGGAGCTGTTCCGTCAGCAGTAGGTGCACTAGGTGCTTTTGGCGATGTTGCGTTTGCACTTGGAAGCTTTGCTGGAGATTTTGCAGCGAAAATATCGTATTCAAACTCTATCTTCCCGTACATAGACTGGAAGTTGCTCATGTGCTGTCCAGAAGTTGTGTTGGTGTTGTTCGCACCACCTCCAAGCATAACACGTTGCTTGTCATAAAATCCTGTAGCGAAATCAGAAAGTACAACTGGAGGAGCCACTAACAAGTCTGCTTGTGCAAATTTGTTCAATAGTGTTTGAGACCCTCTCTCAAGATCGGTTTGTTTTAGTGTCTTGCCACGTAAGTCGATCACTAAATCAGAGTCCATATACTCGTCTAGGTTTGCGTACTGATCGTTGTTCATATGCTGTGCATATAGACCATTCCACTCTTGACCTACGACCTCTGAGTCTCCGTGAAATAAGGCTCTGTCTGCTTTTCTCAAGATCCACATAATTCCGTTTGTAGTCTCTCTCTGAATAACAGATCCGATGTTAGTGTTCACTAACTGCATTTGGTGAGTCACAGACTTCGTTACGCCTAAGTACTTGACGTGCTCAGCCTTACGTATGTAATTAGAGTCTTCTTCTTCGGGCAGTTCGCCTTCGTTGTTGAATCCTCCACGATCGGTACCGTAGCTAGTTAATTGATTATACTCTTCAACTGTGTTGAATGCAGCACTTTTAGGAAAGCGTTTCCAAAAACGAATATCACTTTCTTTGAAGGTGATAAGTTTTAAAGAGCTTTCGAGGCTTTCTGTTTTTAGTGCTCCACCACTTGACTGATCTCCAGTTAAATCACCACCTTGCAGTTGTCCTGCTTCAAGTGCTTTGTTTAACTCACTAAGTTGTTCAGTGCTTAGGTTAGCTTGATTCATTGCTGAATCACCAAAACCAGAACCGTGCTGATAGTCTGCAAGATTTACTGACATGTTTTCCATTGGTAATTTGTTTTATTAAAGTTTTTGCTTCCAATCATTCAGTTAATTTATACAGTCTTTAATATTTTTGATAAAGGTACTCTTATTTGGTTAGTGCGTACCCTAAATCTTTTGCTTTTTGAATTAAGCCCTTACTTACGTGACCTGCTTGTTCAAAAGCCATGATCTCACTAGCAGTTCTCTGATCAGTAATTCCTTCATCTCCTGTAATTGACTTAGTCAATAAATCACAAATTTGTCTTTTGTGTCGAGAGATGCTTAACTGATCTTCTTGTGCTCCTTTTTTTATGTCACCGTCTCCAAAGCTTTTTTCCACATACGATTGTGTGGTTATGCTTTTTCTTCCCTGAGGCTCTTTCTCTAGGTTAGTGATTCTTTTAAAAAGTTCAGCGTTTTGGTCTGTCATCGACTTAGTCAATGTTCCAACTGCTTGAAACTTCTTATCAATTTCTGACTTGAATCCACTAATTTCACCTTTTAGAAGTTCACCAATTCCTTTCAACAATACGTTGTCTGACTGTGTAGGAGTTTCTGTTTCAATTGACTTTTGAATCTCTGGCTCTGGATCTTTCTTTGACGGCGTCTTTACTTCTAGCGCTTTTGACAATTCTTCAATTGTCAATCTTGCCTTTACTAAAGCAGCGTCTCTATGATCTACATCTTCTTCTTCTTCAGTCTCTTCTTCTTCAGTAGCTGAAGATTGAGCGTGTTCTTGTTTAGACTCTTTAACAGAAACCTCTTCTTCTTGGTCAGCAGACTCTTGCGATTGTTGTGCTGCTGGCATTTCAGTTCCTTCTGGCGTTTGTTTCGCCTCAGGTTCTTGGAGCTCTAATATTTCAAGTGCTTTCTGAATAGCCTCTTCAGACACGAACTCTTCTTTTTGTTTATTCTTTTCTGACATAATTAATGATTTTTCAATTTTGTAAGTTAATTCGTACATCTTTTGTGCACCTCTTATAGAAATCGAGGGTAACTTTCTGAAAACTTTATCAAAGAACTTGGCTTTACTAAAAGTTTTTTTCTCAATTTCTTTAACACTCCCATTGAGAGATTCCTTAGACAGTGCAGATCCACTACTACTTCCGGCCATCAATGCCTTTTCTCTTTCCTCCTCTGACATTTCGTCGTATGCAGAAAGTTTGTTAAATCCTTGACCTTTTATGATCGAAGTGACTGTATCTTGGTTCTTTGGGTTAGGAGTTATTGCACATGCTGTTATTTGAGCCTTAGTTACTATCCTGTTGTCTTTTGGATTTCTCTCTATTACCTTACCTTCAATTGATAGTCCTAGAGACATTCCTTGATTTTCAAGAATCTTTTGTAGCTCGTAAATTTGAATAGCTTTTGCGCTCTTCTCAAACAGCTCAAACTCTATTTCAAAATCTCCATTTCGATTCACCTTTGCTGATAAAGGCTTTCCTACTACAGATAAAGGATCACTGTTGGTTTGATGATTCCAATTCATAAATCCGTACTTCAAAAAGTATTCAACTTCGAACCCTTTCGGATCTAAGTACTCTCCGTCACTATCTAATGAGGGAGTGGATGCAATTCCTTTCATCTTCATCACAGACTTGCCGCCACTAGACTTAGCCTTGATTAATTCGATTGAAAGGACTGTGTTAAATTGACTGTTCATCTTAATTTAGTATTGAAGCCTCTGCTACTTGAAGTAACGGCCTGATTCTTTTTGCGTATTCTAACACTCGATATTTTATGTATCTATCCTCTTCAAACGGATCTGTTTTAGGAAATCCGAAATTCAAGTAATACGTTCCTGCAGTGCTTTGTTCTATAAACACTCCGTACATAGCTTTAGTCTTATATCTCGACAATAATTCAATCGTTTCTTCTACGTAAATTTTCTTTTCTTGAGTTACGTCTGAGACGTATTTTTCTCTGTAATCATATATAAATTTGTTGTAGTAGAAAAATCCTTCTGGTATAGGCTCTGATTTCCAGTATTTTTTTAATGAAGGAACCTCTTTGTCTCTTTTTTCATAAAGGACAGTTGCTTTAAGTGGTACACCACTTTTAGGCACACCACCTGAATCGTGAATGTAGTATATTGAAATACTGTTTGCTGACGGAATGTTTCTTTCAATCTCGTCCATCAACTCGTAAATCTTATCTACATTAATTCTACTTTGATTTTGTTCTCTTATCTGCCTGTCTCTAGTTATTGAGTCTTTAATTCTCCGATTTTCTTCTTGTAGCTGTACAATTTCAGTAGCAAGCTCTTGTTTCAGCTTGTTTTTCGATTGTTCAGTTAAGTAGTTAAATCCTCCATTAATTAAAGTATATGCTAATAGACCTAATAAAACAACAATAAATATGTGAGAGGGCTTTAGTGTTTTAACTGTGCCCCAAAATCCAGTAAACATACTTTCAATTTTTCGATTACTATTCATTTTGCGATCACGCATTGCTATGGAGCTTCCACAACTTCTACCGGACCACTTTCAGATCCATTGAGATCTATTACAAATAATGATAGGTTGTTTTCTTGAGCAAGAGCAACTAGAGATTGCCAGTTGTATTCAATGTTTCTCACATTAATTCCTGCCACAATTGCAGCTTCATCGTCTACAATTTCCATTCCAGTAAATCTAGTATCGAATCCTGGAACTTGCAATTCTGCAGTGGTTGCAAAAATATCTACTTTGACTTCTGATTTGATTGAGTTGTCTGCTGATTTTAAGATTATCGTTTTCATCTTTAAGTTTATTAAACTGTTCTTATTGGTTACAAATATACCTATTTCATACACAAGTCACCAACCTAACTGTCCTAAAAGTTTATTTTTTTAACAATGCAATATGTAATTCTTTCACAATCAGCTCTTGCTGTGCTTCAGAGAGTTGATCCTTAACCGATGAGTAGTTGATTGATGCCATTATCAGTTGACGATCTCTTTGCACTAACTTGTTCTTGAGAATTTGATTCTCTTGCTTCAAGATTTTGTTTCTGTTCCACCATTCTTTAATTGCTATTAACACTCTTTTCATATTTGTGTAGTTTTGCTGTTTACGGTTACGTTTACTTTACTGTTTCTATTTACTTTTCTTTCGAACTTACTCATATCTCTTTCAAAGTCCTTGCCATTCCAATACCATTTGCCTGCATTGTAGTCTGCTACTGTAAATCCTCTAGGAGTGTCCATTAAAGTACACCTGCACCATGGATGATGAGGTCCTATTACTGGAAGCCAGTCACCAACCTTTTTTCCAACATTGGTTCCGTTAGCTCTAAGCTCACTAACTTTGAATAGTTTAGGTTCGCTACCTGCTCCTCCTTTTAAAAATGCTCTTATGCAGTGAGGACATGCTCCTGGGTACACGTCTTTATATACGATCGCATGGTCTCCTTTCTCCTTAACGTATCCCATAGCGCGTCCCTCATCGAATGCTGTATGTAATGTGAAGTCTGCTATTCTTCCTAAATCCTTATCCCACTTTTCGGTTTTTCGTCCTATTGTCGATACAATATCTGCAACGCCTTTTCTGTTTTCAACAGCCCTTCTTGCAGCATCTGTTACTGTCTTGGAATGTTTGACTGTATGATTCTTTCTGTCTGCATGAACTAGCGTGTCTGTAATGTCATCCTTGACCTTCCCTGACAGTTTTGATACATCTCTATATGTTTGATACTGTAAATTGTTTAATGCAGAAAGTTCTAGCGGATTTAAGCTAAACATTTTTCCACTACTCAGGTACGACTTAAATTGTTGATAGCTCATAGACCTGACTGTAGGATCTTGAAGTGTTGTGCTTAAAATTCCAAACTTGAATGCCTGAGTGACGTTAGATCTGTCAATAGGAATTCCTGTCAAGTCGATACCACTTGAACGTAACACTTCTTTGTCTTGATCTGATAAAATGTCTGGACTTACGTGATGTGCTACAAACGTTAAAGTGTATCTGTCAACGATTTGTAATATTTCTACGATCTGTTGAGGCGTAAATATCATTATTTACCTATCATTTTCAATATTTCTAAGTTCAACGGAAGCATTGTTTCTGGTATCTTAGACACCTCAATCCACTTCATTTCGTCAAACTCTTCGTTCTTAACCATTTCTGGCATATCTGTATCGCATTTCAATACAAAAAATCCTACTGTAGGTTTTGACGGATGTACGATCATTGATATCGCTAATGGCGTAACTGAGACACCTCCTTCTTCATAAACCTCTCTTATTGCTGCTTGTAAAGGACTTTCTCCTTCGTCGACTCCTCCTCCTAAAAAGCACCACTTTCCATTTCTATCATCGTCGTCATTTGATAGGCCTATTAGGATCTTGTTAGATTTGTCAAATACCACTCCAACGGCAGAATTTATCTCTGCCTTAAATCCTTTAAAGATGTTGCTCTGTATAATTTGCTGTTTCAGCATTATTCGAAGTTTTTTTCATACAACTCCATTCCTTCTTCACCTAACATGTCTGCAATTCTGTCGTTCATTTCATCTTCAAACGATGACCAATCTACGTCTTCAGCGCTGTTTCCTTCACTCGTAAACTCTTCAAGCATCGACTGTCCTATTGACTCTCTCAGCTCATCGTACCTTTTAGCTGCTTCAGCAGGAGTGCTCACTTTGTTGCTCTCTAACTGTTTTTTGTTGCTCTCTAACTGTTTTTTGTTGCTCTCTAACTGTTTTTTGTTGCTCTCTAACTGTTTTTTGTGCTCTCTAGCACCGTCCATCCACTTGTAGATATTACCAATTTTTTCTTGAGCGCTTTCTTTATCGTATCCTAACTGCTCTAATACAACTTCGTCTTCGAGCGCATCTGTCAACGTATTATATATCTTTCTCATTCGACGAACCGACTCTCTGAAGCTGTTCATATCGTCTGAATACTTGAATGACTGCTCACTGCCTTTATTGTCGTCGTCAAACACTTTTGCTGCAGGATCTTCTCCTTCACTCATTCCAGATTCAACAATCTTGTTTACTACATCTTGAGGAATCTTTGATTGTGCTTCTGGTGACAATTCTTGGTAAATTTCATAAGCTCTTTCTGGACTCTCATCCATCACTTTTTTCATATAAGACATCTGAGCGATTTCGTGATTGCTCACTTCTCCAGGCTCTCCTGATTGTACAGGTTTTTTTATCTTCTTCTGATCGTCTTTAGCAGACTTGTCGCCTTTACCGTCATCACTTTTGCCTTTCTTATCTCCTGTTACTGGAATCCACTTGCCTCCAGTCTTCTTATACTTTTTGCCATTCCACTCTCTTTCTTCTCCCTCATTCGCAGCCTTTCCTTTTTCAATAGTGTCAGGATCTTCGTATCCAAATGACTTGAGTATTTGAGATTTTCTTTGAAGGTTTTGCTTTATAACATTAAATTCTTCCATCGATTTATTTTTTTATAAAAGTACAATTATTTTATCATTTGATACATTTTCTTTTCGACGTCTTTCAGTGCAAGGCTTAAAACGCTAGAAAACTGCTTCTTAAACTCTTTCTCATAGCCATTGATTGCTTTGTATCTAGGCTTGTCTTTGTATCGCTTAGCCACCGTTAAAACTCTTTAATTAGTCCTACTCCTAAAGTTGCGTCAGTTCCTGCTTTAAGAAATATGTTAGTTTTCTTAACACGCACTCCTCCATACAAATCTACTGCTGGGGACTGATCTGTCCAATTGTAATCCAACGATCCTCCCAACAGCCATCCGAAATTATCTGGATTGACGTTTTCTAATGGCAACGATTCTACTTGCAGCGAGCTTATTTTTAAGAAAGAGGGTCCTTTAAGATCTGCCTCAAATAGTCCTGGCATCTTTTCGCTAATCACTAAGTCTATGTTTATATCTGAAAGAGACCATTCACCGATTCTTTTATTACTGGAAACGTATCTACTGGTGTACTGTACAAACGGATCTTGTTTTGACGGATAATAGTCTACAAAAGAGTTGTCGCTTTCAACATAGACTGTATCGGTTTTCGACTTGAATGATTGAGTTATTTCAATTAGCGAAACTATGTCCTTATTCTGTTCTTCTATCACCTCAAACAATTCCTCATTCCTATTTTTCAGTGTTTGATTTAACTCTTTAATTGACTTGGTATCGTCGACTATCTTTTTGTACTGTCCTTTAGACACTTCAATTAAGGTGTCGCGTTCTATCACGTACCTTTTGTAATCTTTGATTACGTCATCAGCCTGACTAGCTCTCCACCACTGATATCCAGAGAAGATTGCCAGCATTGCAATTATAAAAATTAGTATGTAATCTTTGATTGATTTCATTGCGCTATTCCATTAACATTTTAAATGCATCTGCCATCATAGGATTGTTTTGATGTCCTGATAACTGTTCTGACGTAAACATTGATTTGATCACTTCATCATCGGTCTCTAAATTGTCCCACAATGAGTCTTCTTCAAATTCTTCTTCAACAGCTTGACCGTTTTCTTCTTGCTCTCCCTTCATTTCTCTTGACTGAATCATTTGAATGTATTGTGGGTTTAGTGTAAAGTCTCCCTCTTCAAGCTCTTCTGGAAGGTTGTGTTTTCTTCGAGCTTCTTTGAATCCCATAAAGCTGCCTACTTTTTTGATATCCAACTCCACTTCAGCTTCTTCAGTATCAACCTCTAATCCAACGAACTTAAATTCAAAATCTTCATCGATTGCATTGACGATCCATTTGTTGATCCAGAATTCAATCGATTTGAGCAATGGCTTCAATCCTTTGTCTCTAGAGTATTTAATCTTAGCCTCTCCGTTACCTTCAAACATTGCTCCGCCTCCAGATGCATTCCCTAAATTAAATCCTACCTCTTCTGGAGCAATTTTGAATATCGCACATGCAATTTTAATCAAATATTCTTGCCATTGAGCAAATTGCATGTCTGTGTTGCTTTTTTGCAAGTCGATATAGTCCATTTTTTCTGCTTCAATGATTGGCATTTTCCATGCATTCTGTACTCCAGCAACCATTGATATCCATTGTTGACGAAATTCTGCAAGTCTGTTACGGTTCATTCCTTTAGACACTTTAATCATTCCTTTAGGACTTGATCCTTGCGAAAAGAATTTACCATTATAAGAATCTGCGTACAACATCCATGTGATTATGCTTACTAGCTCCTCGACTTCACTTTTCCCGTAGCCATTAGCATATATGTCAGTCGTAGTGTTTCGTATTCCGAAGCACAGTTCCCACGGATAGTATTCGTTTTTGATTATCCCATCAATTACTTGAACGTATGAAGGGTAATATCCTCTAATCTTTTCTCTTTTAGTAGAAGATCCTTCACTATACTTGTCGTCGTCATAGCTATCAGCTATTCTAAAGGTAGCTCCATCGACTGCTAAGTATTCTGTTGGAATTCCCTTTCTGTTTCTTACAACTTCAAAGCATCCCTGATCGATTGTCAACGAATCTGCGGTAACTTTCTTCAAAAAGCTATCAAAACTGTCTCCGTGCCATGCGTTAGATTTTTCTCCACCACTAATTATGAATTGAGTGATCTTTTTTATTGTTTGCTTGTCTGAATTAGAAACTTTGGGCTCTTCTTCAGTATAAAACTCTTTCTTTTTCCTTACAACAAATCCCGTTTCGTACTTATTTTTTTGAGGAGATGAGAACGCAGATACTTGAGTCTGTCTTGTACTTATAATTGCTTTAATTACTGGCGTTATTGCCATTTTTCTAAGCATTCCGTAAGACATTGAGACTGCCTTACTTTTATACCCTACAGAATCGGTCCATGCGTTAGGGTCTACTAAGTCAGATTTCGTACCACTCCCCTCTCGTTGCTGAACATCCTCCCAATGACTGTTTGCTTTGAGCAATAT